GAGGAAACAGTTAGCACTAGCACCTATAACGCTATTGCTCGTTATCTTTAATTAGATAATTAGGTGGGGAAGGGTATTTGACTTCCCCCCTAAAAAATGTTAGACTAAGTAAGTAAGCAAACCACCATAACAGAAAAGGAAAATCATGACACTAGGCGGATACACATATCAAATCGGTGATTTATTCACCACTAGTAAAACAGGCGTAACTGGTAGAATTGTAAAGTTCTCACCAATTAACTCTAAACTTACTAGAGTATCTCTAAAGTTAGCAAATGGCGCACAACGCCTTGCTATGGTAAGCACAACTAAATAATTTATCTCTGATAAGCACTTGGCTTAATTGCTAGGTTATTCCTGAGATAAGACTCCTGAGCATGAGTTCTAAACTGCTCATCTTTTAATTCCCCGCAAAAGCGGGGCCGAGGCAACGTGATCTAAATCACATACCATTATGTGAGACTAATTAAGAACTGGACTTGCATTTTCCCAATCATCCTGATATTATTGTATTAACAGAAAAGGAACCCCTAATGAGCGAAGTAATGTTACAAGATCAGTTAACTGTTTCTTATAATCCCAACCTACTTGTGACCTACAAGTATATACCTGAACTTACACCTTCACATGGTGTGCAACTAGGTGAAGAGCCAGCAGCAACATTCATGACTGATAAGGTTACTGAGATTGAATGGCAACTTCATAAGTCACGAGAGTATGCAGCAAGATCATCTGCATTGGCTGCAGAGCGGCGTGGTGACATTGAGTGGCTTGAAGAGCACATTGTTGAATGGTATGATCCAAACTATTCCAAAGAAGAAGTTTTAAAAGCGCTAGCAGAACACTTTGCTATTAATCCTATGAAGGAGATTAGCGTATACGGAACTGTTACATTCAGCGGAACAATACAGGTGCCACTGGATGAGGTTGAAGACTTTGACCTAAGCAATGTAACCATTGACGCAGAAGTAAGTTCATATGACTATGACGGAGACTTTACTGTAGATGATGTTTCAATTGAAGAGAATTAAGGTTTGATAGGGGGCTATCAAAAGATCCTGGCCACGATCTAAAACTGGCCATAAAAACCCGAGGGGCCCGAAATGTCCGTTTTATCCCAATTAAGAAGATTAAACCATTTTCCCTAATCCTAGTTGACATTGTCTGCCATGACTGCTAAACTTAGTTAAAACAACCGAAAGGACAAAAATGGCTCATGAGTTAGAAACTCAAAACGGTGTGGTAAGTTTTGCATCATTCCGTGAACCTGCATGGCACAATCTTGGTACTGTATTTGATACTGAGAAAAATACTAACGAAATGTTAGTTGCTGCTAACTTAAATAATTGGAATGTTAGATTAGAGGATTTAGAAATCCCATCTAGTTTAGTATCTGATAAGCAATACCAATATGTAGTTCGCACTAACCCTACTGATAAAACTCAAACTGATGTTTTGGGAATTGTTGGTGAGCGTTATGTTCCACTACAAAATGAAGATTTGTTTTCATTTGGTGATAACATTCTTGATGGTGGGGGTCGCTGGGAAACTGCTGGCTCAATTCGTGGTGGTCGTGTAGTATTTGGCTCTCTTGCATTAGAGCGTGAAACTGTATTAGACCCTAACGGCGTGGCAGATGTTGTTAAAACTTATCTACTTATTAACACATCACATGATGGCTCAATCGCTATTCAAGCAAGCATAACACCTGTTCGTGTTGTGTGCGCTAATACTCTTAATGTTGCACTCAATCGTACACGCAAGAAAGACGGCGTAAAGCAATCTTTCAAAATCCGTCATACACAAACTGCTGAGGGCAAAATAACTGTTGCTCGTCAGGCACTAGGCATGGCTAATTCTTACATGGACGAATTTGATAAGATGGCTCACGCTATGATAGCAAAAGAAATCTCCGCAAAAGATTTCAATGACATTATTCTTGCTGCTTACCCTAAGCCTGATTTAGATACTAAGGGTGCTGTAAAGAAATGGGAAAACAAGGTAGATATGATTAACGATATCTATACTGGTGAATATAACGGAATGATTAGTGGAAATGCTTGGGGTGCGTTCAATGCACTAACTGAGCGTTTAGACTGGTATCGTTCTGCTCGTGGTGGTAATAGCGAAAGCATGTTTGCTGCTGCTTCTGGATTTGACCCTGCAATTAACGCAGAGAAAAATCGTTTGCTAAATGTTGTGCAAAATACTTTGCAACTAGTTTAGTAAAAAAATCCTGAGCATGATTTAAAACTGCTCCGCTGGTCCCATAGATCAATTGGTTAGATCGTTACCCTGTCACGGTAAAGGCTACGGGTTCAAGTCCCGTTGGGATCGCAGGTGCCCGAGTATAACATTTTTGTTATAATTGTATTACGTTGAGGTGATATTTTTCCCATTTTCTCATTACGGATAGTTGACATTTTCCCCAGTTTGTAGGATAATAAATACATGACCTTAAAAGTAGAAATATATGAAATGGATTACTCATGCTCCCCTGGTGGAGTTAACTGTTGGGAAGTATCTATTGACGAGTGGTGTGTCTCTGATTTTAAAACCGCAGGGGATGCACTAAACTATGTACTTGACAAACACCCTCACCAAGAGTTAGACTTAAATGTAAAATCTCTTAACTGGTACTTTAAGGAGTTTCAAGATGAATACGCTGTATAAACCCTACAGTATTGACGAACTGGTCCAAACCATCTATGAGGATAACCTAGAACACTTTGAATATATAGATGAGATGAATGCAGGTGATTGTGACTGCCGTCTGCATATGACTCTTAATACTATTTTAGAATACTGGGGTGAGTAATGTCAATGCTAGGGTATGAAAAAGATGATTTAGATAATATGGTTCTTGCAGTTGAATCTGCTCTAACTACCGTGAATTCTGACGATGATCCTTGGCTACACAGAAACCTTACACAAGCCTCTGACTTCCTACAAGGCCTATGGGCAGAAGGGTATTTTGACTAATGTTTTGGACACAATGGAGTACAGAAGAATGGATTGTAAATATAACAGTAATAGTCTTTATTGGATTATTATTTTCTTTTGGTAGAGGGGATGAGTAAAATGAACTGGATGAAGTATGATTATCTATGTACTGATTGTGATGCATTGACTGAGATAACTACCCTGAAAAATTTAGATGACCATAGGGGCTGGTGTTCTTGTGGATCTGCTAACATTATTAGGATAAACAAACTTAATGTGACAGAGGTCACACACCAATAACTTGACATTGCCACTTCATTAATCTAAACTTAGTATTAAGATACTACAGAAAGGAACCCAGATTGCATACACTACATTGGATAGCAACAAAAGCAAAAGATAGACAAGAAGCCTTTTACATTGTCACTGTTAGTCTTATGCCAAACGAAGACGGAAACCGTATGGCTGACTGGTCAGACTGGCATGTCGTAGGTGGTGGCCGCTGGTCAGACAGTGCCTATCAAAATTCTTCTGACATGATTATTTCATATGCTGAGAAGCCTGATGAGTTTAAGAAAACAATAGAAGACATCAAGCGCTATCGTATTAACTACATGAACGATAAACTTATCAAACTTGATAATGCCTTTGATAACCTTAAGTCAGATGTCGTTGATTATATTAGCAATGATTGTAAACTAGATGATAAAAGGCAGTTTGATTTTTCTCGCTGGGAAATCACGGAAGCCATAAATATGATTAATGGTAAATGGACCTGTGACAGTGCATTCTTTGACCATAATGAATTCACATCTAGTTTTCAATATCTTGAAGAGCGCCTTGACAAACCTGAAGAGGCTGCGCTACACTATCTAGTACCTGTAGACTTCCACTTCTAAGGAGACCAATGAACGACCTAATAGAACTTACAGAGGAAGAGTGGTTTGATACCTTCAAGCCAATCCCAAACCATATAGATGACAATGCCTCATTCCAAACTGAAGACGGCGTAGGTTATATGTTTGAGACATATGATGACGAGTTAAGGTTTGTCCAATCTCAGGAGCCTAATAGGATATGGACTTATTGTGATGGGGACGACAGAGGTACCTATATATTTCAGGGTATGCGTATAGTTAATAGGATTGGGTACTTCGTAACTGCCGTGCCCTTTGATGGTAGCAAGGACTATCAGATACAGATTAGCAGCGAGGGTGTTTACGAATGTCCTAACTGTTATGAGATATGGGAAGATGAAGCAGCAGCCTTACATTATGACAAGTTTGAGGATTTGGAAAAATGTGCTGGTTGCGCTACAATAGAAGAAATCAAAGAGATAGAAGAAATGGAGACCCACGATGCCAACTTACGAGGTTAAGGTTACAGGACAAATCACCAAGTCTTTCCGTATTATAGATGCAGAGAGTGATGTTGATGCACGAGACATTGCAGAAAATGAATTCCTAGATGAATATGCTGTAACAATTTCAGACGGTTCAGGAATTGCATGGGACCTAGTTGAGTCAACACAATCTGAGGAGACACTATAATGGCAAGATGGGAAATTGAAGTAATATTTGAACCAACAGGCGATTACATGAATTTTGAATATGAAACTGACAATGAAGATGAAGACAGCATCTTTAATGAGATAACTAACCAATTATCAATCGTACCGTTTCTAGTAGAAAAGAATGAGGAAGAGTAATGGGATTTGTAATTGCATTTTTTATTATTTTTATTGCAATTGGTACGCTAGCAGGCGGACTAACAGGCTATTCCAACGAACCTAAACTGTAAAGGAGAATAAAATGGGAGCACGTTGCACATTCGTTTTTAAACAGTCAGAGGATCTAGCAGTAGCGCTGTACAGCCATTGGGGCGAAGACAGTATGTATCAAGATCTTGCTCAGGCCCTGCAGCATGCTAAGCCACGCAGCGGGGATAAAGAATACTACGTCCGTATGGCCATTAGTTACTTGATGCAAGACTCTGTTCTGGATGAGACAGGGTTTGGCATCTATGCCTGCGATCCTAATGACCTAGGTTTTATGGACCATCCAATATTAATTGACCTTACAGATAATACTATCAGTCATGATGGGGTAGACCATAAGAGCATTGGTAGTTTTATTGAATACAATTTGCCCAGCAGTGTCCTTTCCACTGTGGGGGCTTCATAAGCGGAGGTAGGGGTCACCTCTCGCTATAGATAGGGGGAAGCGCATTCTTGTGGTGGGTTTGCGCTTCTCCACACTTTTTGATAGAATTGGGATATGGGGTTTATGCGTAGGTCTATTAGGCTTGGAATAAGTAAAGAGGAAAAGGTAGCAGGTAGAATAACGACCTTGCTATCTGACTTCACTCTTGACTTAGAAGCCATAGGATTTTATTTAGCAAAGGCTTCTCCTCACATTATTTATACTAGGGCTAATGAAGTATTGGAAGCCATGCAGTATAATAAAGAAGTTGACCAATTAGATAGAGGAGTTTACAATGGCAGGCGGTAATACTTTTGAAAACAAGATAACTATCCTTGCTGAGTTGTGGATGAACTATCGTGATGATGAGGACTTACAAGATTTTGTAGAGTATAACGATTTAGGTTTGCCACTTGCCTATTTCTTAATGAACGAAATTGTTTTGCCAACAAGTCAGTCAGAGTTATATATAAACGAAACCTATGATTTATTTATTGCTTCTCTACAAGTTGCTGATAGAGAGTGGGAAAGTCTTGACGAAGTGCTGGGAAATCAGGCGTAGCCCTGCCCCCTCGGGTAAAATCATATCAAACCACCCATAACGGACATAGATTTCTCTAAAAGACATTAAGAACCCTTTCCAAAAAATCCCAGATCGTGGGAGATTACGACATCTGTAGAATTTTCCAGATTCATATCAAACCTTCAAACCTTTCTATATCAAACCTTCAAACCTCATATCTGCCAAACCTTTATATCCAGAAGATATGGTTTGTATACTACTAGGAGTATTGGTATATCTTTTTATCCCCGCCGTTTTTGCGTCCCCGCGGGGCGCTGAGTCCTAGTATAAATAGACATTACGAAGCGGGAATTTAAATTGCGAATTATTTAAAACTTTTACCATAGTTATCAAACCTTTCTAGATTTTTTCCTGGTGTTTTAAAACATTTTATAACTTTTTCGTTATGTTTTTATAGGGGTTTTAGAGTTGACAAACCATGGTTTTGGGGGTATAATGCATGCCAGATATGGGGATAGGAAGGTTTGAGAGGTTTGGGATAGGGAGGTTTGGCCGCCAGAGGATTACGACGCCATCTATAAAATCGCCCAATCACCCACTATCCTCCACTTTCCTCCCTTTTAACTATAATTAAAAAATATCAGTAAGATTTATTTCTCTTATCAAACCTCCCATAGGGTATCAGATTAGCCTTTAAAGCCTTAAATCAGCGGGTATCAAACCATCGCCCTGGATCCATATTGTGCATATTCTCATTATCAAACCAGATAGTTGCACATAGGTTCAAACCTTACTTTCTGGCTATCTGGACTATCTGGCTATGGGGATATCAGGCTATAAGGTTTGAAAGGTTTGTTATTACACTAGGGGGATTACGACATTCTTTCTATACCCGCCGAAATTTTAGGCTTCAGGTACAGGAATCGGACCTGCATTATCGGTTTCGGAAACCGCTCTACGACCATTATAGGAACCTGAATTAATCTTCCATCATACCACCTAAAGGCATATCAAACCTAATAACCGATAGTGCCCGTATAGGGCATTGGAAGGTTTGATAGTTCCATTTTGCGCCTTGACTTTACCGCCGAACTTTGATACACTAGGTAGATGCATACCTACGAGTTTGTTTGCGAAAGATGCGAGACAACGATTCATATGGAAATCCATAAAGAATTAGACTATAACTTTCACTGCCCTTGCGGTAGCAAAATGACATTAATTTTTTATCTTAAAAGCCCAGACGTCAGGAGTATCTAATTATAAATAATATACCAAACCTTATTTCCGCATCTGGATCTTTTAACCTAGATGAGGCTCTTCGTGCTGTCGCCGAACTTCATATCCCAGAAGGCACATTATTTCATAGATGCCAAGAAGATAAAAAACCTTGGCCTTGTCAAACCATTCAGGCTATTGAAAAAGAGTTGACAAAATGATGGCTGATAACCTTACTTGGGCGGAAGAGGATGTTAACCTTTGGAAGGGTTGGACTTACAGCCCTGAAAAAAATCGCTATTACTTTAATGATGTAGGCAATGAATCACTTGCAGCCTTTTGGGCAGATGAGTTTTTAAACCAGGCATATTCACAGAATGGTGAAACTTATGATTAAAAGTAAAGAGTGGAGAGTTAGTAATAGAGTTTGGCTTGGTGTTGGTTTTAATCCCCGCAGAATTGCGTTAGGGTTTAGCATAGATAGATTCAATACTAATATTGATTTTCTTTGGTTTTGGGTATCACTTGAATATTAAACTAAGTCAAGCCCATGAGTGAAGATATTGTTGATTTGGCTATTTCAATGGCAGAGATAGATACAGGGATGCAAATACCCTTAGAAGAACGTGAAGCAATGAGGCAAAGGATACTGGTAAGAATAGAAGAAATTAATGAATAGATCAATAAAAGAGTTTGAAGAGTTTAACAACAATGTTGATTTAGTTGTTCATACCAAATGTCCAGATAAATGGTTGCTCATAGATAGAGAAACTGGAGAAATCTATCAAGGAAGTTCTGCGGGGCACTGGAATAGACTTGATCCAGTTATTAAAGATAACCATAACTTTACAAAACAAACTGAATAGGATATACTTATAATATGAAAAAAATAATTATAACTTCTTTATTAATATCGCTGTTAATTCCTACTGCATCTGCTCAGGCTGCAACAAAGTCATTAAACACTAAAGGCAACAAGGCTTCTTGTAAAAGCATCAAGACAAAGTATGAATCAGAGGTGATGTCTAAGTGGTCCAATGGGCTAGCAAGTGATCAAGATGTGTTAAAAGAAATAGATTTAAACATAGACATGCTTGCTGCAAAACAAAAACCTACAACTGGCAAAATTAAAACAACCATTGCCTCTTGGATTACAGCAGAAAAAAATACAAAAATTGCACTAGATAGTAAAAATGTTGAAGCAATTACTTCTGCAATGAATTTAAAGATTTCCTCAGTTACCAATTTTGACAAATTGTGTAAGTCTATAGAAAAATAACATGAACGAAAAACAAATACGTGAACAGATAGCCAAAGATATTGAGGCTATTGATATTGATCAAAGTCAGACTAACGCAGTTGGAATGAAGATTCTTGCTGCAAAGATTGCTAGAAATAAATTATAACGATGAGTATGGTACTATATATATATGTTTTGTGATCAGTGTGGGAATAAAATAATTAATGGAGATTGTATACATTGTTACAAAAATTCTAATAGTTTAAGAGAGTTTGAAGAAAATGAATAATGTAGATAACAATATAACAAAAGTAGACTACATTTTTTGTCTTCCAGGTAAAAATTTTTCTTCTAATTTTTTAAAGTCCTGGACAAGTTCCATTACTTGTTTAATGAAAAAACCAGTTTCTTGGACTTTTCTTAATCATTATAGTCCAGTCGTTTCATTTACAAGAAACGAAATGATAAGGTTTAATTTTAAATCTAAAGAAAGAGATTTTACAAACTTTGAACCATTTGAAAATAAGATAGAAGCAAAAAAAATAATTTTTATAGATGATGACATGGTCTGGAGTTATGAAGATTTAGAAAAAATATTAAAATCTAAAAAAGATATAGTTTCTGGATTTTATAAAAAAGATGATCTTAACTCATATAATGGACATGAACTTTGTGCACAAGTAAAAAATAAATGGCTTACAGAGACCGATATTAAAGATAAAAAAGAATTAATTGAATTGGACGGAGTTGGTTTTGGGTTTATTGCAATTAATTTTGAAATTTTTAAAAAATTACCCTTTCCATGGTTTGAAAGTCTTTCTATATTTAATCAAGAAAATAAAGAAATGTATGGGATTGGAGAAGATGTATATTTTTGCGAAAACGCAAAGTTGCACGGATATAAAATTTATGGAGATCCAACAATAAAACTTGGTCATGAAAAAACAAAAATTTTAGGATTTTAAAATGTCTAACTGGACTGAAGAACTTAACGACAAACAAAAAGAAGATGTTTGGAACTTTGTTGTTTTTACTGTTAAAGAAATAAGAGAACAAATAGCCAAAGATATTGAAGCAACTATTCCTCTTTGGAAGTCAAGGGGCTTTTTAAAGTCTCGTAGAACACAAAAAGCCTTTGAAGCGTCTGCTGCAATTGCTAGAGGACAGAATGAACAAATAGATGGCTAACATAGTCTTTCTTGGTAACTTTGAGGTATCTTATAGTAGTGAGAATCATCACGCTAAGTCTTTAGAGTACCTTGGCCATACCGTGCAAAAATTGCAGGAAAAGAAAGCAACAAGCGAAGAAATATTAAACGCATCATCAAACTCTGATCTATTCATCTGGGTACATACACACAGATGGCAAACCCCAGGATCTAAAACAATGACAGATGTATTAAAAGAATTAAAGGCTGCTGGCATACCGACCATGACTTACCATTTAGATTTGTGGTTTGGAATTGAACGTGAAAAAGATTTAAAGAATGATGACTTTTATACAAACATCGGTCACTTTTTTGCTACAGATAAGTTAATGTGTGATTGGTTTAATGAAAACACAAAGGTTAAAGGACACTTCCTACCTGCTGGAGTGTATGACAAAGAATGTTATATCCATGAAAATTACGATCCATATAACTTTGAAAATGATATTATCTTTGTTGGTAGTAAGGGTTATCATCATGAACATAAATACCGTCCAGAATTAATAGACTTTTTAAGAAAGACCTACGGTAAGAGATTCTTACACGTTGGTGGAGATGGGGATACTGGAACTGTACGTGGTCATGAATTAAACCGTATCTATGCTAAAAGCAAGGTAGCGATAGGTGATAGTTTAAACATTAACTTTAACTATCCTTACTACACTAGCGATAGGTTGTTTGAGAGTACTGGTCGTGGTGGGTTTACTATTTACCCTCGCATTAAGGGTCTTGAAGAATACTTTAAAGATGAAGATGAAATTGTATTTTATGAACACGGTAACCTTGAAGATCTAAAAAATAAGATAGATAAGTATTTATTAGACGGGGTATCAAGAGAAGCAATTAGACTTAAAGGACACGAAAGAACAAAAAAAGAGCACACCTACGTTCACAGATGGGGTACAATTATAAGTGAATTGGGGATAAAATGAAAAATATAGCAATAACTGGTGCCACAGGGCTGCTTGGATCTCACCTATCAAACCACTATTTATCATTAGGTTATAACGTATTTGTACTGCTAAAAGATGAGCATAGTCGCACAGAACTTTCTAAAGATGTAAATAGGGTGTATGGAAGTATTAATAATAAAGTAGATGTTGATTTCTTTATAGAAAAATCAAGACCAGATTATTTCATTCATCTTGCAGCACAGACACAGGCTTATGATTCAATTAAGTATCCATACAATACATTTTATACAAACGCTGTTGGCACTTTAAATGTTCTTGAGTCATTAAGAGAATACAAAGAGTGCAAATCAATTATTGTTGCCTCTAGCGATAAAGCCTACGGTGAACTAACTAATGATGAATACTTTGAAGATCACATTCTAAATGGAATATATCCTTACGATGCATCTAAGTCTATTACAGACATTATGTGTAACTCATATAGGAATACTTATAGTATGCCTATTGTTACTACCCGCGCCTGCAACATTTATGGAACTGGTGATAACAATACACAAAGATTAATTCCTGGAATTGTAAAAGCATACAAAGAAAATACATTATTCACAATAAGAAATGATGGAAGAGATATTAGAGAATATATTAACGTTAAAGATGTTGTTTCAGCATACGCTAGCATTCTTGCATACGGAGAAGAAACAAACAATATTCCATCTTTTAACATATCATCTGGAGAAAGATATTCCACCCTTGAAGTATTTAACATTGTTAAAGGTGTCATTGGTAAAGAAATCAAACATGAGATAATTAAGAGTGATGGATTTGAGATTAAAAAACAGTTTATGAATTCTTCCTTGCTGCAAGAAAAAACTAACTGGAAGCCAGATCATAATATGAAAGATAGCATGAGAGAAATTGTTGATTTCTATATGGATAGTAAGTGAATATAAACTTTGGGTGTGGAAGCATTCAGCCTTCTGATTGGACAAACATAGATCTTGATCCAGAGTTTAAAACTGAATATAAAGATTTAAGTTTAATCCCTGACAACTCTTGCGATACTCTTGTTTGTCATGCAATAATTTGTTGTGTTAAGTATCATGATATTGAAAAGGTGTTGTCAGAATTTTATAGAGTCTTAAAGCCAACTGGAGTTGTAAGAATTAGTCTTCCAGATATCGTGTCTGGGTTTGATGCATATAAAAATAACAACATCAACTTTTTCCCTAATTCAGAAGATGACTTAGATAAAAGATTTTCTGCATGGCTAACTTGGTATTCACAGTCGTCATCATTGCTAACAAGTAAAGCATTGCAGTATAAACTGGAGGCTGTTGGTTTTAATAATCTTGCTGAAACACAATTTAAACAAACAAATTATTCAAATGAAAAAATATATGAACTTGACACAAGAGAGCATGAATTTTATTTTGTGGAGGCAATGAAGTGATAGAGATGATTAAAACAATTTTAAATGGAGAGTTTGAAATTGTGCTTCCAAAACACCGTGCAGATAGACCAGAATGGCATAGTGAAGCAGGTTGGGAAAAGTTAAGGCTTAAATCAATGCACAATAACATTGGTAAGGGCGATGTTGTTTATTATGTTGGTGCAGAAGAAGGTGAGTTTCCAGCGCTTTGTCAAATGTGGGGAGCAGAAGTTGTATTGTTTGAGCCTAATCCTAAAGTATGGTCCCATCTTCCACTAACTTGGTCTGCTAATAATCTAAAACTTCCAATGGTCTGTATCCCTGGATTTGCTTCTGACAAGATAAACAATCTTTCACGAATATATTACAACGCATTCCCTCCAGAAGCAGAAGAACCATATCTTGATATTGCCCATGGCTTTAAAGAATTATACCTTGAAGGTGATTCTTATGGTCAGATAACTATAGATTCTTGTGTTTATGATCACGGTATTAAGCCACCTACCGCCATTTCCTTGGACGTAGAGGGCAGTGAATGGAGGGTCCTAGGAGGGGCTGAGAAGGTGCTTAAGCAGCATAAGCCTAAGATTTGGTTATCTGGACACCCTGAATTCATGTTACAGCAATGGGGTGAATCTTTATATAATCTTAGACAATGGATAAAAGGGTTTGGGTATAAAGAAACTCTTTTAGATTATCAACATGAGGTACATTTATTTTATGAATAATCTAATCTTTTGTGCACACACAGATGATGCAATCTTTTCATTAGGTGATTATATTATTGATAATGATAATATTTTCACAATTGCTGCTGCATTCGCTGGCATACCAACAGATGATGCTGGATATAAAAAACACACTATATTAAGACAAGAACATGAAGAAGCCTGTTCTATGATAAATGCTAAAGTTATTAATGGAGATTTATTAGATGATGTTTATGGTAAACAAAATGAAGATGATTTAATAAATTGGATAAAAAGTATAATTGTAGATTTTGATAATATATATATTCCACTAGGAATTCATCATCCAGACCACGTATTTTTATCAGATACCTTGTTTAATTTAATGAAGCATTTTGATAAAAAATATTTTGTATATGCTGAGTTGCCATACAAATTGTCATATCAAGATTTGTATGAAACAAGATTAAAAATCTTTACATCACTTTGTGGTTTAAAAAAAATCAACACTAACTTTACAAAAAATAAAACTAATGCAATAAAAAAATATGATTCACAAATAAAATACGCAAACAATCCATATATTGTAGATGAAGAATTATTTGCACAACTTATTGTAAAAGAAGAACTATGGGAAGTTTTAATATCAGATCATGCTAAAGTTTTTTGGGACAATGCTGCAAAAGATTTAGATGTAAGATATAAATATATTGCAGATGAGTGGGCACCTACTGAAACATTTTTAAATCTTATAGAAAATAATAATGACTCTTGGAATAATGTTTTAGAGATTGGATGTGGAATAGGAAGGCTGCTCGTTCCTCTTGCAGAGAAATATAATGAATGCAACTTTTACGGAATAGACATATCTGATGAAATGATTAAACTTGCACCTAAGAAAGATAATATAAAGTATCAAGAACTTGCAGACAACCTTGATCTTGTGTACTCAATGCTAGTCTTTCAACATATTGATCACCAAGAAAAAATTAAATATATAAAACTTGCTTATGAAAAATTAAAAGTTGGTGGTATTTTATTCTTTCAATTTGTTGTTGGGGAAGAAAATTCTGCATACTCTTATCAAACATCAAGGTTTGAAATTGACAGAATATTAAACGATGTAGGATTTAAAAACTTAATTTTTACAGATCATATGCATCCTGAATGGATGTTTGTTAAGGCTACAAAATGATTAGCGCATACCTTTATTCAGTTAAAGAAGAAGACTGTGCTGCTGATAAGTGGGACTACGGCTTACTAAAAGAATTTTTTGATAAAAATAAAATTGTTCCAGAAAGAGTGACAAACTTAGTTAATAAAGACAGGGCTTTTGTTGTTGTTCCTGGACCACAAAACATAGGTTATGAAGAATTAATATCTGATGAGTTAAATAAAATAAATAGAGTGGTTTTATTTATTACTGGTGACGAAAGTGGATCTTTTGATGTAGATAAAATTAAACACAACAACATTGAGATATGGATTGCATGTCCTCATGATAAACATAAAAAATATAATAGATTAGCACTTGGTGTTCCACAACACTTGAGTAAAAACTTACCAGAGTATCAAGATAAATCCTATGATGTATCTTTTGCGGGACAAATAACTCATGTAAGAAGAAAAGAATTAGCAGAAGTAATGCCATTAATACCAAACTCTTTTTATGAACCAACAACTGGTTTTGCACAGGGTTTAGTTCCTAAAGTATATTATGACAAGATGTTTATTAGTAAAATTATTCCGTGTCCAAGTGGTGCTGAGGTTATAGATTCTTTTAGATTTTATGAGGCTATAGAAATGTTATGTTTGCCAGTAGGAGATAGATTAAACTCAAAAATGCAAGAGACAAACTTTTTTACTCTTGTTTTTGGTACAGACTTTCCAATACAGGTTACAGATAATTGGCATAATCTAACAAAAATAATGCCTGGCTTACTTGAAAACTATCCACAAAATATGCACCAAGTAGTTTGCTGGTGGATAAAATATAAAAGAGATCTTAGTATTAAGTTAATGAGGCAAGTAAATGCATAAGAGAGACATAACCGTAATTCTTGCAACATCTATAATTCCAGATCATCCTAATACTACAATGATAGAACAAACTATTAATGATATACGAGTTCACCTTCCAGACAATGAAATAATTATGCAAATAGATGGACTAAGGGATGAGCAACTTGGTCGTAAAAAAGATTACGATGAATATAAAAACCGCATATTGTGGAAATGCTTACACAAATACAAAAATATATTACCAATAATTTTTGATTATCATAGTCATCAAACCACGATGATGAAAAAAACCATTAAACTTATAGATACTTCTGTAATGCTTTATGTTGAAGGAGACGCTCCTTTAACTTCAGACGTAGAAATTGACTGGCAAAAATGTTTAAATATGATAGAACTTGGTAATGCCAACACCATTCGTTTTCATTATGAATCAGAAATTCCAGAGCCACACAGACATCTTATGATGGGGTTAGAAAATGGTTTTATGAAGACAGCGCAGTGGAGTCAGAGGCCACATTTAAGTACTGTAAAATACTATAAAAATGTAGTCCTACCATTTTCTGATGAAAAAACTTTTATTGAAGATAATTTTCATGGCAAGGTTCAGGATGATATCTTTCCTTATAATACCTTTAGTCAAGAAGGGTGGGACATGCATAAACTTTGGATCTATCATCCAGAAGGAAATATTAAACGTTCTTACCACTTAGATGGTCGTCAGGGTACAAGAAAATATACTAAGGATGATGATGCTTGGGGGTATAAAGAATGAGACTAGGAATCATAGCAAGATCAGATAACACTGGCCTTGGTAATCAGACTAAAGAGTTAGTTAATATGCTTAGTCCTGATAAGATTTTTTTAATTGATTCTACCCCGTTTAATAACAACAAGCAGCACCCAGAGTGGTATGACCAATACAGTTGTATTAAGACACAAGGTTTTCCGTCTGTTCAGCAAATTAAAATGTTTTTAGGAGATGTAGACGTTGTATTAAGTTGCGAAACTTTTTATGATCAAAATTTTGTAAGGTTTGCAAACAGACGGGGAGTAAAAACCATTCTTCAGTATAACTATGAATTGTTTGGTCACTTGGCAAACCCAGAACTGCCCTTGCCAAACGTCTTATTATCTCCCAGTTTATGGCAAATTGAAACAATTCAAAGTATGTTTGGAGATAGAACAAAGGTAATTCATCTTCCACCTCCAACTACCCCTGAGTTATTTGAAACTGCAAAAAATAATAACATCTCTAAATCACACAATAGGCTATTACACATTGCTGGAAAAAAGGCAGCCAAAGATAGAAACGGTACTGAAACCGTAATAAATATGCTAAAGCACTCTAAAGCAGATTATGAATTAGTTATTAGAAGTCAAAGTGAAATAGTAACTAATGTAACAGACTCAAGACTAAAGATTGAAATTGGCAACCCAGAAAACAGGGAAGATATGTATGATGGCTTTGATGCTATGATATTGCCAAGACGATATGCAGGATTATGTTTACCAATGAATGAGGCTTTGCTTTCTGGTCTTCCCGTTTTTATGACAAATGTTTCACCTAATAATCAGATCTTGCCACAAAACTGGTTAGTTGAGTCAGATTCTATAGGAACAATCAGAACAAAGGTTAGGATTAATTTATTTGAAGCAAACAATGTCTTATTAGCACAAACAATTGACAAGTATATGTTTATTAATGATAAAACTAATTACAAACAGCAGGCTTATAATTTAGGCTTTAATAACTTTGCACCAACAATATTGAAAGATAAATACTTAGAACTTATTGCTCAAATCTAGTTTTTTTATTAAACTTAGTCTTAAGTATTTTATTAAATATATTATTAAATGAACTGTCCGCACTAGACAAATAGGTGTGATCATCTATGTTTAAATTATAAGACTTAAGAACTAACGGTCCAGAATTGTAAACCTTAACGTCTTCCATTTGTGTGCCACCTACATTAAACTTATTTCCGTATATAGATCTCCATAAAAATTGATCTAAAAGTTCTAATACTATTTTTAATTTTTCTTTTTCCATAATCATTGGTACGTGGAGTTCATAGTCTAAGGGGTTTTCAAATCCTAGGGCTTTGAGTTTTTTATATGTGCCTGAAAGTTTTCTGGTGTACTGAGAATTACCATTTAATTTTTGATATAAGTTTATTTTATCTAACAAGAATCCACTATGAAAATTTTCTATTTTATCTATTTTTTTAATAATATAAAAATCATCATTCATTAAAATAAAAGATTCTGATATTTCTTGTGAAAAACAAATTGTTTCTAAATTTTTTACAGCATTCTTATACTTTGATTCTTTTTGTTCTACTTTTATATAGTTTCCTGTATACCAGTCAGGCTTACCACCGACAAGCCATATAGTTGCTTCTGGAAAACTTTCAACAACAGACCTAATTGAATACTTTAATTCTTCGTTTACTCCGTCTTTACATATATATACAAAGTCTTCTTTAAGGACTTCTATCACTAAATACTTCTCTCTTTAAACCATTGATCTAAAGTTATAGTTGGTTCCCAACCAAAGACTTCTTTTACTTTTTTAATACTTGCAAGTGTTTCTCTTGCCTCGCCAAGTCTTTCTGGAATATTAATAGTGTTATCTGATATAAAAGATGCAATCTGATTCACAGAATAATTTGTTCCAGTTCCAACATTAAAAACATTGCCAAAATATTTACGATCAATATCCTTTGTTGTTGCAATTATGTTTATATCTACAACATCTTTAACATTTGTAAAGTCTCTTCTTTGTTCTCCATCGCCAACAATTGTTAATTTTTCACCATTTAATTTTTGAACATCAAATAGTCCAATCACTGGGGCATACACACCTTTTGTCGGATGCTTATCTCCATATACATTAAAATATCTAAATATTATTGTATCTAGCCCAAAAATATTTGTATACATTGAACATAATTTTTCTCCAGCAACTTTAGAAATTGAGTATGGGTTTAAACAATCGTCTGGCTGTGTTTCTTCATTTGGTATTTCATTTCTTCCATATGCGGAAGATGTTGAAGAATATATAACTCTTTTAACGTTTGCCTCTTTTGAACATTGAAGTACTGTTGTAGTTCCAACTACATTTGTTTTTACAGATCTTATTGGATTTTTTATTGTTCTCTGTATTCTTGCTTCTGCTGCAACATGAAATACGTAGTCAACTCCATCGTAAAGATTTCTTGTATTTTCATAATCACATATGTCTAATTTATAATTTTTTGCATTTTCATTCCAAAAAAAATGATCGTGAGACTCAGAAGACTCATTATCAATAACAACAACTTCGTGACCAAGTTTAACTAAAGAATCAACTATGTTTGATCCAATAAATCCAGCACCGCCAGTTACTAAGTATTTCATTTTATTGCCTCCTCTATATTAAAAAATGCTCTATAAAAATCTTTCTCTTCTTTCATCTTATCAATCTCTGCCATATGTTTTTTAAAATATGGATCTCTTATTTCTTTTCCATATCTCAATATCATGTTATTCCCAGTCACTTGTGCATAGTATAGTAATTCTGGCAATGTAAAAACTATGGAAGATGGATTTATTTTGCTATATTTTATTGCTCTATGCCAATAATCAGTATCTGCCCCACAAAAAAAATTATCATAATATCCAAATATACTAAAAGCCTTTTTACTAAAAAATGCATGAGCATGATTTGGCATTGTTTCTCCAGGCTTGTTGTACCAATCTGGCACCATTCCACCTATTCTTAATTCATAATCTTCTAATGCAATTATATCTTCATTGTTGAATATATTCATTACTTTTTCAAACCTTGTTGAGTCAGAAAAATCATCTGCATCGTGTGTAGTGTAAACATCAAAATCTTCTGTTTCTAATAAACTAATTCCAATATTTTTACTATAAAAACATCCACCATTTTTTTCATTATTTATTAATCTAATTTTTGGATTATGTAAATATTTTTCTATTTTATTTAAAGAGTCGTCTGTTGATAAGTCATTAACTATATATAAAACAAAATTTTGAAATGTTTGATTAATTATACTATTTATTGCTCTTTCAATATACATTCCATCATTATGCACTGGCATCACGACCAACAGTTTTTTCATAATAACTCCTTAATTAAAAAATGGGCCTAGAATAAAACCAGACCCATTTTCTATAATTAAACTACTTCTTTTTAGTAGTTTTCTTCTTTGGTGCACTTTTAACAGGCACAATCTTACCAAGAGCATCTGAAATTGCTCCTGTGTTTGGCAGTACGCCAAATGCCTTGTCATTAGGATTGAGCGCTCTCAATGCAACGGGCGCTAGAGCAGCAACTAGTGCAGCCCATAGATCCTTTGGATCTGTTACTCCAGCCATGTAAAGTGCAATTACTGAACCAAGGACAGATCGTCCGTATGATGCCAGCATTGCCTTTGTCTTATCGTTTAATAGGTTATTCATTATTCCTCCTAGGATATAACTTTTGTTATTGTTGTAAAACCAATCCATAGACCAAAAATTCCTGCGACTCCCGCAAAAACTGGTGGTGCTGGGACTGGTAATTTGAATGCAGCAAATACAACACCACATCCAAAACCTGTAATAGTTGATAATAGAATCTCTTTCATATTATCTTTTTTCTTGATTTGTTTCTGGTAAAAGGGCTAAAAGTTTTTCAGAATAGTTATCCAAACCTTTTATCCTTAATTCATCTGAAACCTCTTTAATGGTTTGCTGTGACTTTTCAATGTACTCAAAAGCCCAATCTCTTGAATCAGAGAGAAACTTTATAAAGTTTTCTTTATGTATTGTGTCGTCAGACATACTGATGCCGTTATCTATTTGAGAGTTTAACTCTTCAAGTGCCCTGGTTTTTATAAAAAGTTCAGCCAACAATAGGTTAGACTTTTTTAGTTTATCAAAGGTAGCCCAATAGGATAGCCCAAAGGAAAAAGACAGGGTAGCAAAAAATATCAAAAACATCATTTCCATAATATCTATTGTACTCTATCCCTAATGGCGTGAGTTGTCCAATAGTATAAACACTTCTCGCAACAAGGTTTGTTATATTCACTCTGAGTATCTTTATAAAACTCTGCATAATAAATATAATCTTTACGATAAAGGTTGGCTCTATGGGTAATATTGACACGATTTACATGAGATGCTTTACTCCAGACTGGCTTATCAGTACCCCACAGATGCCCAGAAACGGCCTTCAGAGCCTCTATGTTGGCCTCATTCTTGTCTGTCTTAATACCTCTAAGGCTAGCCTCTTTAATCATGGCTCTTGTATACGTGAGTAATGATTTTTCAGCGTTTTTCCACATCAATACCGCTGGGTGATTGCGCCATGCGCCTGAAGCGGATTGACCAGATAAAACCTTGAGTATCTGATAAGACTCTAATATCTGTTTATTTAAACGTTTATTGTCAAGAGTCTCAGCACATTGATCAAAGTCTTTGTATGGTAAAAAGGTTTGCATTAATCATCTTCCTCAATGTCAAATAAATCTAAGTCTGATAATTGACTAAGCCTTGAAGCAAAGAATAAATTAATTGCAATAAAAATAGATATTGCTGACAGTATTAATATAATTATTTTCTTTTTCATTTTGTTACTGTTACTCCACATCTTAGACAGGCTGAATAACTTTTACCAGTAAATGGACAAGAGCCAGCGTCAACAAGGTTATGTGATTTAATTTTACAAATAAAAAACAATCCAATCTGTTTTATCATTTTACTGCCTCTCTGGTTACTAACACAATTGCTCCATTTATTTCTAAAGCCTTTTTTATTTGAACAACATACTTTAGTGCTTCTATTTTTTCATCATGCAACATTTTTAGAAATTTATACTCATCTAATTTTACTGTAAGGAAGTGCTCATTGTCAATAATTTCTATACCAAATCCTTTAGGCGGTGTAATTGAGTGTACAGCCCTACGCATTTCATTCGTATACATCACTTTCTACCCCATTGAATCTTATTCCAACCACGCTCATGTGCGTAGTAAATAAAGACTTTAACTATTGTTTCCCAAAATGCAATTGTTATGGATAGTGAAGCATTCTTTGTTATAACATAAGCAACAGCAACAGAAGAAAGCGTTCCCCAAATGCGATAACTTAGTGCTTTAACAAATGATCTAGTCTTCGTTACTTTCATGATCTATATCCTCTTCAAACATGCTTTTAACAAATCTATCTTCTGCATCTGCAATTCCATGTCCAACATTAGATGCCCAGTTCACGACGTTTTTCAGTAGCCGAAATAGCATGAATGTCTGCCCCCAAATCTACTTGTTCAATTTTGTATCCAACGTCACGGCCATAGACAATGTTAGTAATGTTTGGCAAACGCAATACCATTGCACCTTTCATAAACTCATCCTTAGCAATATAACCCTTTACTTCATCAAATGTAAGTGGATCCTTTTCGCTAGTATTATATGTATTGCGTACTCCAAGTAGTACTTGGTTTGTTCTCATTCCAGCCTGTAAATACAAAGCATGATGCCCTTCATGCCATGGTTGATAGCGACCAAGCATAAGTGTTGTTGGTGCAGACCAATCATGTAATTCAAACAAAGAAATAATTAAACTTGCTTTTTCGTATGAATTTTTTTCATGATCAGAAAACATAAAGTCAAATTCTTTTGGTGCTACAAACATCTTATTTGTATCTTTAAATCTGCCTTTTTTAATTGTATCCATAAAAATTAAAATATCTGGTTTACCAAATGCTTCTCTTGTCGCATCTGTTGGACAAACAAAATCTACAATTACTGGGGCAACTCCTTGGTTGGCAATAAGTCTTGCCATTTCCCCCATGCGTCGTGCCTGCTCTATGCGATCTTCTGGGGTAAATCCAAGATCAGAATTAACTGTAGCACGTACTTCATCTGCATTAAGATGGATAGCGTTAATGCGTTCTTTTAATGCTTTTGCCAGTTCCGTCTTACCAGAACCAGGTAATCCAATTATTTGTATAATCATCATTACTCCATTGTTAGTGCTTGCCAAGTAATTGACCAGTCTTTTTTAGTTTTGTGTTTATTAAATTCTCTTGAAACTTCTCCACCTTCTAAGTATACTCCACCCCAAACGCCCCACTCTTTTCCAGATATACCGTTTGCAAAGCATATTTTCTTTACTGGGCATTGTTTACAAAGTGCGTCAATATCTTTCCTAGATCCTTCGTGATCTTCATACTTATCAAAAAATGCGTTGTTGTCCATTCCTAAACACAAGGCTTCGTCTTTCCACAAATGCTGCTTCAAGATTAATCCTTATACTTATTTGGTATGTCCCAACCATTACGACCAGGTTTATATATTCTATGCAAATACCACTTATCTTTTACTCTAATGCCCATAGGAGATGTTTTAGCAACGTCTGATTCTTTTAAATCAATTACATCCCAACCACGCCACAACAGGTTTTTATTTTTATTTATAATTTTTTCCATTGTATTTAAACTTCTAATAATCATTCTATTCTCCTAATACCTAAAAAGACCAACATCAATGTTGTTGGCTTCTGCAACTAAAACTAATTTTGATTTTGATTCTTTTGGACGACTTAAAAAAGCAAAATAATTAATTTGATTTATATTTTCACTTAACCACACTGGCGCAGCATTATAAAACTTAATTTTTTTGCCTCTTGCTTTCATTCCTCGTTCTGATAAATTAGAAAACTCTGAAACAAAATGATTTATTCTTGATGGACCAGCGGAGTAAATAATAAAATCATTATCTCCATCTTTCATGCCAGATAAAGCAACGCTCATAGCACGAAGGAATACGTTATAGTCGTTAAATTCCTTTGTTCCCTGTACTGCTACTATCATTTGGTCCTACCCCTTGTTTTAAGTCATCAAGTATTGATAACATCTTTTCTAATTCTTTTGTTGGCATATTTTCAATATCTAATGGCTTTATTGTTTCTTCATCTACCCTGCCATTTATAGCGTTTGCAGTATAGAAAACATTATTTAATATCCAGTATGCACTTCCTTCTGCTATTACGACTCTTAGCATATTTTTTTGAATATGTTTTTGAGATTGCGTTATAACTTTAGGCTTATCAAACCTTTGCTTTGGAACAACATCTTTAACCATTTCATAAATAGAACTTTGTCTATATTTATTCTTGTTTAAAAATATCATCCTTCTTTTGTTTGATATTTTAATTATAGACCAATAAGACAGCAATGTCAAGCCTATAACTAATAAATATTCCATATTATTTAGTTTTTTTAACTGGTCCTTGGCTTAAACTTAAAACCATAGAGTTAAGTTTATTAACCTCAAGTTGTAGTTTTAATGACTCTAATTCTACGTCAGATAGTTTTTGTTTATAAAATCCTACTAGTTGAATCAATTCATTTTTTTCTAAATTTTGCATTGCCCCCTACTTTCTTAAATCAAAGGCAGTTCCCTGCCAAACCTTTTCTAGTTTTTTCTTTTCTCTTTCTACAATTGCACGGCTCCATGAAAACCCTGCATCTCCACCCCAAGCATCCCACATAATTCTTCCATTAGAGGGAAACTCTAAACCATCGTAAAAACCTTTACCTTTTTTATCTACTTCGTGACGTGAGAAAAAAGAATACATTCTTTTAACAGTACTAAGAGACATTACTGATCCATTTACAATATCAGTTGCACGACCCCAGCCTACTGGAGTTC